TTATCCTTCTTTAGTTGATTAAAACTATAGGGATATACTTCTACAATCCCATTTTGTATTTTTGCATAATTCATTGTTTGTTCCTATTAAGAAATTTGCGCCGTGTTTACTCCACCCTCACCACCGCGATTTCCAGTTGGACCAGTTCCACCGGTTGATCCAGAGTGTGGCCCGGCATTAGCCTCGATATCACCAGAATTACTCAGTGTGCCAGCATATAGAACTTGGACAGCACCGCCGCCGCCGGCACCAGCACCCGTAGAAATTGACCAATCACCGTGGCCTTTTGCACCATTTGCTTGAACCGAACCTCCCGACCCGATTGTTAAGTCACCGCTTACGATGAGCCATATCAATCCGGCGCAACCATTTTCCCCTACATAAGTTGCGCTTCCTGCGGGGTTCCCACACCCGGAACTATTACCGGAACTACCTGCACCAGCACCCCCTCGCCCACCAAAATCGACACCTGAACCACCAGTGCTGCCTAGGCCTGAACCACCGGCAGTGCCACCGCAGAAACAACCAGCATCTCCACCATAACTATAACCAGCGCCGGAGACGGCACCACCACTTCCCCCGGCGGCGGTCTGGACTGTCGCCCCACCGGTTGTTCCATTGTCTGGTCGACCATTAGCAGCAATACCCACCGTGCCAAGTTTGCTGATAGTAAATATTGTGCCGTCTGAACTGATATCATCTTGGTTCGCAAGGGCCGCTATTACTGCATCTCCCGCCCCATCAAATCCACTACCATCATTTGTAAAAGAGTCAGAACCACTAGCCGTAAACAAACCAATTTGCAACCCACTAGCCCCAACAGCACTTGCATCAGAACCACCAGAAGCAGTGGGATCGGAATAACCACCTCTGGACGTCATAGACAACGAACCATTTATAATGCAATCTCCATCAACATAGATGAGAATTCCCCTAGTTGGTTGGTCAGTGGTTAAAGTAACACTTGCATCAATAGTTAAATCATTGAAATTTCCAACCCACATATCGCCATCGTAGGAACCACTCTTACTTAGTACAGTTGTTTCATAACAAGCAGATGAATTAGGAACACGCGCCCCGTATGAACTGCTTCCGGGGCCACCAGCTTCACTACCCGTAGTTAAAACAGTATCTATAGCTACAGTATCGCTCGTCTGGGTTATAGCAGATGCCCCAAACTGACAATTTCCTAAAGAGCCATCCCCGAAATAATTTGAAACAGCGCCACCAGCCGCACCCATTAACCCCGCTTTTTCTGCACCTAAAGGCATAATCTATCTCCTAACCCATTGCCAGTCCAGCTGCAAAGCCGTACCATATGGCTCCACCATCTACTGTAGTGAAAGTTAAAACATCTACTCCAGAAGATGTAAGAGTAGGTGCAGTAGCCGCCGCCCAATCTACTTCTGTTGGCCAGACCACAGTTTGTGATCCGCCATTAGTTAGGATTAAAGTGAAAGAGCAGGAATTTGCAGAGGCCGAAGGATTTGTAAATGTAAAAGTCTGTGTTCCGGTAGAGACCGTAGCAGATGCAACATTGCCAGCAGAGATATCAATTGCATCAGTACCACCACCAGTATCTCCTATGGCATTATGTGTTTCTGCATAATCAGTAAATCTTGGCCTTGTTATCGTCTCATCAGCACAAGCTATAGTCCCAGACATGGTTCCACCAGCTTTTGGCAACGCAGCATTCGCAACAGTAACGGTGTTTGTTATCTGTGTCTGGGCATTTGATGATAACGTGTTTATGTACTGAAACTCTGTACTTGTTACACTGCCGTTAGCAACCTTTGTAGCATCTATAGCTGCACTTGCATTGACATCCGCATCTACAATAGTGCCATCCGCTATCTTCGCAGATGTAACAGCGCTATCGGCAATGTCTGATGTATTCGCAATCGGGACTACTTTTCCTAGATATGGCATTACGTTATCTCCAGTATACTTAGAAAACACTCAAGGTCGCTATCAACACTGGCGGTAAAATGAATTTTATCCGCCGCCGCGAGGTTTACGGGTTTAGTAAGCACAAGCGTAGAATCTGCCGGAACCGGGATGGTTTTAGCGATGTGCATATAAGTTGAGCCACCATCAATAGTCGCTTTTATATTTACGTCTGCGCTGTTAGTGCCGTCTATGTTGCTCACATAGATGGCGTTTACTATAGCAGCCGTACCACCAGGACAAGTGTAAACATCTGTACCCCCCGTAACCAAAGCCGCTCCTTTGTTTATAAATGTATTTGCCATCTCAGCCTCCTAAAGCAATCGCCATCGCAACCGCATTATCATTTACCCATGCGGCATCCGTGCCGTCTGTTCCCAGCAACTTACCACCGTTCCCAGACATATTGGGCATAATTGCAGTGGTAGAGGTTGAGGGGAAACTATTTTTAAGAACGGTTTTTAACATTCTCAAATGATCGTCTCCCTCCCCGACTGGGTCCCCCACCACGGGATTCGCGGCGACTAACTGTGTTACCCAACTAGCAGATTCTAATGCCATAATGCTATCCTATTATGCTGATGCAGCGGTTAGTGTTACGGTAATCTCAAGCGTATCCCCCGAAATTACTGCACGAGAACTACCAAAATCAACTACCCCGTAAAGAGTTCCTGATGTTCCAGACTTTGTATTACTAGTGGTCAAGAACGCGCCAAATATAGTGGTGGTTCCGTTTATTGAGAAGGTTGCTTTACTTGCACTGTTATCAACACTACCGGCTGATGGGGTTCCCAATGTAAGGGTCTGTCGTACACTTTCAGAGTAAGTTACATTTACAGCCCAAGAACTGTGAGAGGACATTGTATCCGCAGCTAATGCTGTGCCTGTGCTTTTCAGACCGACATACCAAGCTGCTGTATAAGATGACCCCTTAAAATACTTGTTAAGTAAATCGTTCAAACCCTCAGTAACAATTAAGTTGTCATTTAGTTCCCGCCATTTTTCCTTGCCATCAGAACCCTTGCACACAACTTCCCAAGTATTCTTCAGACGCAGATCGACTGTTTTGTCTTCTTTCATTTTCAGACCTCCGTCTGCTGTCATTCCATTAGTTAAGTTTATCAATTTGGATAGTCCACCTTTGTCCACGTTGTTGTTACATCATCCTCCTCATTCCACAAAAATGAGGTACTTCCCTCAATTCCAACATTAACTGTATATATAGGCTCGTCTGTAAATATTGTTCCGGGTCCAAATACGGAAGTATCCGTCACAGCAAATGTTATACTCTCCACTGCATCCAATCTATCTGTTATAGGTGATGTTAAATCTGCTCCAAATATAGCACTTTCAGCCAACGTCTTATCATGTCCAACAGCTTGCGCTGCTGTTAATGCCATTGTGATAGCTTCCGTTTTTATCGGTACTACCGAGAGCGTCTGGCCTACATCAGCCCCAAATGTTATAGTGTATCCAATGCCCTGCTCCTCAACATGCGTTTCACCAACATTTGACGTAAAGGTAGTTGAGTTTTCTAAAGCAGCGGTATTCCAATTTATCCCTATATTACTCCACAGGATTGGAGATGTAGCTTGCTCCCATTTGATAGGAGCGGTCAATAGTAGCCACTCGTATTCATCACTCTAAGGGCGGAGCCTGAGTGACGATCCTTGTTGTCCTGTTCCTGTAAATCAGCAATAGCCTGTTGAAACCCCGTTGCCCACAACCCAACTCTTTCATCGTTCATAATAAAAGGTTCTGCTTCCATTAATGACCCGTAAAGATAAACATCAGGGTTATCCGTAAGCATAGCTTCAGTTGTATTGCTTCCAGAAAGAGCGGTAATTTTCTTGTAAAACAGCATTTCCATAGTCAATATGGATGCCGGTAGTGGTCCCAACTGAATCTCGTTAGATACAATGGTATAGAACTGCGGAGTTCCATCGGTGCTGCCGCCCCACAGTCTGTCATATATCTCAGGGGTGACATACTGAAGTGGGGTTATTGGAGACGTATTGATCTGAAAGTTACGCATTTGTATGTAACTAGTAGGGAGAGCATAGTTTCTCTGAGCCGCTACTGTAGATGCTGTGTACTTAGCTTCCATCAACCGTATACGCAGGACTCTATTCATCCTCGCTTCTGCCAAAGCGATAAACTCAGGTATCCTGGCCGTCAGGTCATCCCTATCCAGCCAGTTTGCCACAGCGGTTTGTAATTCAGCGTAAGTTCCTATTGCCATGTTTTGTCTCTAGTGCAGTGCCAAATAACCGTAACGATGTCCGTAGTTGGGGATAACAGTTCCCAGTGGGAACTTTCCGCCAAATTTAAGTAACGGGCATTTCTCTGGCAAGTAAATTTCTATACCTTTTGCCTTGGCAAACCCAAGCAGGTATTCACAGTTGGGGCGTTCATCCCTGTATTCGTTTGCGTGGCCCGGTTCGCCGGGTCCGTCCATATCAACACCCCAAACACCTATCTTGTCAGGGTACTCAAATATAGCCAACCCCAGCATATAAGCTATGGAGGAATTGTAATAATCTCCCACGAGATTGGATACCACTTTAAGAGGGTATTCAATAGCATTAGGAATATCAGGGTAAGCCTGTTGCATATATAAAGGGACACCCAGTTCCCTCAATCTATCCTCATATCCCGGCTGGTAGAATGAAGGAGTCGCCTCCCTTATACACTCTAAGGGGTGTATATCAAACAGCCTATCGAAGTAAGGATACCTTTCGTTATCCCACGGCAACCCCCATACTTCCCAATCGGGGTCTTCATAGGGTGCATCATCATGAGTTGATGGCGCAAGTCCTACAACAGCAATTTGTCTCATCTAGTCATTTCAGTAATATAGACAGTTGCTACGCTTGCTCCAGTAATCGCTGAACCCATATTGCCTCCTTCTACACGGAACAAGTAAGGTGTACCAGCTGCGATGTAAGTTGAGGCTGTTGTGGCGGGACGATCTGGATCAAAGGCAACGAAACAACCAGCAGTTGCGGTTACCATAACTGTCTGTGTTTGCGCTCCAAATGCAGATGTTGCGACCGCGCCACTGGTTGTAGTTGCGGATAATGTATGAGTCGTTCTGGGTCTCAAAATGTTACTTAGGTCAATCATATCTTTTACCTTATAGGTTGGTTGGGGCTACTCTGAAATACTTATAATCGGGGTCATTAAGGTAAGCAGCCAAAAGTTTGGTGTCCTTTGCAACAGCCCCATTGGAGTCCTGCATCCACTTCTCCCATACCGTAA